ATTCTTGACCTTGTAACAAAACTGTTATATACTAGTATATCTACAAGGGGCTCGTATGATTATAGGTGTGTGCGGTTTTATTGGTTCAGGCAAAGATACTATTGCCGATTATCTAGTTAATTTTCACGGTTATAGACGAGAAAGTTTTGCTGGTAGTTTAAAAGACGCTGTATCAGCGGTGTTTGGTTGGGATAGAACCATGCTAGAAGGTCGCACAAAACAAGCCCGTGAATGGCGAGAACAAGTAGATCCATGGTGGGCAGAACGTTTGAATATGCCTGAGTTAACTCCGCGATACATTTTACAATACTGGGGTACAGAAGTTTGTCGTACTGGTTTTCACGATGATATGTGGATTGCCAGCTTGGAAAATAAACTACGTAACTCCAAAGATGACATCGTTATTAGTGACTGTCGTTTTCCTAATGAAATTAAATCAATCAAAGAAGCCGGCGGTATTGTTATTCGTGTAAAACGTGGTCCTGAACCTGATTGGTACCGAGATGCCGCAGATATGAACGCTGGCGAACATTGTATGAATTGGATGCTGGCAAAAACTCGTATGGATAAACTACAGATTCATGCGTCAGAAACAGCTTGGGTTGGCACTAAATTTGACTATGTTTTTACCAATGATGGTAGCATAGATGACTTGTTTGCCAAGGTTAAAGATCTGGTACAAGATCCCCTTGACGCCATCGAACGCCCTCTTTATGTAGGACTCGAGCACAGTTAGAACAAACTGTTTTTAGATTAACTGGGCGGCAATTGTTCAAATCCCCGTCCACGTGAAATACAGCAAATACTTCGCTATGCGGTGACTTAAACCCGCATTTATCACACTGGTTTTTTAAACGATATCCAGCTCGATACCACCGTGGCACTCCAGCATCTGCTCCGTGTTTTAAGCAGACATTACACATACTTCTATAAAACGTTTTACCGTTTTTCTTATAATTTACAGCGGTTGGGCGTAACCCGCACGAACATAGTGGTCTCATATTTTATTTAATTAAACTTGGCCTTTTCGAGACCTTTTCTATGGCGCATATAAGGCATAAAATTCCAAAATGCTATAAATACATACAAGAACATGTTCACATGGAGATTCTAATATGGCTCAACTAAGTTCACCAGGCGTAGCGGTTACAGTAGTAGATGAAAGTTTCTACACACCAGCAGCCCCAGGTACAGTACCTTTAATCGTTGTTGCAACAGCAGCAAACAAAATGAATTCAGCTGGAACTGGTATTGCACCAGGAACAATGCCAGCAAACGCAGGTAAAGTATACTTGCTAACAAGTCAAATGGATCTTGGAAATACTTTTGGTATTCCATACTTCCAAACTGACGCAGAAAATAATCCAGTTAACGCTGGCGAATTAAACGAATACGGTCTACAAGCTGCACACAGCTTCTTAGGCGTAAGTAATCGTGCTTATGTTGTACGTGCTGATGTTGACACAAGTCAACTACACGCTCGCGCAGCAGCTCCAACAGGATTGCCAGCAGATGGTACATTCTGGTTTGATATTGCAGATAGCAATTTTGGTATTTTTGAATGGGACGGTGGCAGCACAAAAGCTTCTGACACTGACTATTCAGAAACAGCACAATCATTCGTTAATCAAACAATCACAGTTATCACTGACGCAACACTAGTTGGCGAAAACGGTGGCCCAATCAAGAGCTATGGTCAAGTTGGTGCATACGCTATCGTTGCAGCTACTACTGATCAAGCTGTTACATTGTGGTACAAGAAACAAGCAACTGATACTCTAGCAGGTACATGGGTAGAAGTTGGAACTAGTTCTTGGAAAGCCAGCTACCCAGCAGCAGCCGGAACTATTGCTCCTCCAGCAACTGGCGGCACCGCAATTGGATTTGGTCCTGCAACAGTATTTGAAGGTTATATCAGCGGAACAACATTGACTATTACTAGTGCTCCAACACAAAACGGTTCACCAGCAACTATTACTCCAGCACTAACTAATGGTCCATTGATAGTAAGCAATGATACTAACTACCGTAGTGGTACACGTATTACCGTACAAGTTGATGGTACTCCTGGCGGCATTGGTACATATACTGTTAGCCAAAGTTATCCTAGCAGATTCCCAAGCGGTTCAGGTAATATTAGTCTAAGTATTGACAATACACAAGCAGACACATTCTTGATCAATAGCGTACACATTCCTGTTGGATCAAGCAGTGTTGCAGACTTGGCAAGTAGTATTAACAGTACAATGAATGGTCTAAACATTGGTATTTCAGCAGCTGAGTTTAACGGTAAACTATACATTTATAGCGATGGTACAGCTAATGGCGGTACTGGTGATTTCCAATTAAATGGTACAGCAGTTAGCAAGTTAGGTTTAGAATCATCAACTACTTACTATCCACCAGCATTACAAATTAGTACACACTTTAACGTTCCAGCATTCAAGACCACAACAGGTCGTGGATACGGTTCAAGTACTACAGCAGGCGGTAAGCCAAGCGGTAGCGTCTGGGTTAAAACAACTAGCGTAAACAAAGGCGCAAATTGGGTTGTTAAGAAATATAATGCATCTTTAAATACATGGATCATTCAAAGTGCTCCAATGTACGCAAATGGTGCAGCGGCCTTAGCAGCTCTAGATCCTAAAGGCGGTGGTGCAAACTTGTCAGTTGGCACAACTTATGTCAAGTATGATTTGACAGGAATGGACGTTGCAGACTTTAAGATTTTTGCAAGAAGCGGAGTTGGTGCAACAGTAGTTACAAGTATTCCAGTAACTGTAACTGTAGGCGGTTTAGGATTTACTAACGGTACACAATATGCGTTTGACATCAGCTGGAGCACAACTGGTGCTAGTGCATACACAGCACCTACAACAATTACTTTTGCAGCTGGTTCATCAGCAGATGATACTATTACACAAATATTAGAACAATTTACTAATATTAATGATGCAAATATTCTAGCAAAACGTGTTGGTAATACAATCAGTATTAGTCATTTAGCTGGTGGTGATATTGTATTCACAGACGGTGAAAATGGTCCATTATCTAAATTGTTTACAGCTGATGTTACAGCAAACTATCACATGACAGATGATGGTTCGTCAACAATCGCTAGCTTATGGGTATCAACAATCGCTGGACAAGGATTTATTGTTCCAAGTTTAACACCTCCAACAACAACTCCAGAAGATCAAACACTATGGTATAACAGCGACATTACTGAAGTTGATATTATGGTAAATGCTGGTCCTGGTAACGGTTGGGTAGGTTACAGAACCGCTCACGGTAAAGCTGTAGTTAATGGCGGAGTAAGCCAAACAACAACAGACCTAATGGGCCCAATCGTAAGTGCAACAGCACCTAAGACACAACAAGACGGATCAACAGCACTAAGCCATGGTGATATTTGGGTTAGTACAGCTGATCTAGAAATGTTCCCAACAATCTATCGTTGGGACGAGTTGAACAAAAAGTGGGTTCAAATTGACACAGCAGATCAAACAACTAGTCAAGGTATTGTATTCGCCGACGCTCGTTGGAGTGACAACAGCATGTTAGGCACACCACAAACAGGTGCAGGTGCTCCAGATGCTATTGCTGATTTGTTAAACAGCAGTTATGTTGACCCAGATGTAGAAGATCCAGCATTATTCCCAACAGGAATTTTACTATGGAATCTACGTCGTTCAGGTTACAACGTTAAGAAATATGTTAAGAACTATATTGACACAACAGCATTAAACACAATGTACGGTAATGCGTTAATGACTAACTATCATCCAGATCGTTGGGTCAGTGATGCTCCAAACCAAATCGATGGTGCAGGAACATTTGGACGTAAAGCTCAACGTGCTGTAGTATTGAAAGCTCTAACAGCAACAATCGAAAGCAATCAAAACATTCGTCAACCAGACACAGTTATCTATAACTTGTTAAGTTGCCCAGGATACTTAGAAACACTAAGCCCATTAATCAGCTTGAATACAGATAACGGCCAATCAGCGTTCATCGTTGCAGATAGCCCAGCACGTTTAACACCGGATGCTACAAGTTTAAGCAACTGGGGTAACAACGTAAATGGTGCAGCTGTAGACGGAGACGAAGGTCTAATCGCTACAAACAGCTATGCAGCTGTTTACTATCCATGGGGTTACACACAAGACTTAACAGGTAACAATGTTGTTGTTCCTCCAAGTCATATCATGTTGCGTACAATCGCTCTAAGCGATAACGTTTCTTATCCATGGTTTGCACCAGCTGGTGTACGTCGTGGTGGTGTAACAAATGCTAGCTCAGTTGGTTATGTAGATGGTCAAACTGGTGAATTCCATACTGTTGCTCTAAACGGCGGACAGCGTGATACATTAGCTGGAATCCACGTTAACCCAATTACATATCTTGCTGGAACAGGTTTGGTATGTTATGGACAATACACACGTCAATTAGTAGCAAGTAGCTTAGATCGTATCAACGTTGCACGTCTAGTAATTTACTTACGTTACCAATTGAATAAGATTGCTAAACCATTCATATTTGAGCCTAACGATACAATTACACGTAACGAAATCAAGCAACAAATTGAAAACATGCTTCTTGAATTAGTTGGTCAACGTGCGTTATACGACTTCTTAGTTGTATGTGATAAATCAAATAACACACCAGCTAGAATCGATAGAAACGAGCTGCATGTCGACATAGCAATCGAACCGGTCAAATCAGTTGAGTTTATCTATATCCCAATGCGTCTAGAAAACACTGGTGCTATAGCTGGTCTTGGCGCATAATTAGGAGAACATAAATGGCAATCGCAGCATTATCAAATTTTACAGTACCACTAGCTAGTGACCAAAGTGCAGGTTCACAAGGCATGCTAATGCCTAAACTGAAGTATCGCTTCAGATTGAACTTTGAAAACTTTGGAAAATCTAGCCCAACAACAGAACTTACAAAACAAGTTCAAGAAGCGGCTCGTCCAAGCGTCAAGTTTGCAGACCAAGTAATTGATATCTACAATAGTAAGATTCACTATGCAGGTAAACCAACTTGGGATCCTATCACAATTAAATTGCGTGATGATGTTACTGGAGCTGTTACTACACTAGTAGGCGAACAAAACCAGAAACAATTCGACTTCTTCGAACAAAGTTCTGCAGCTGCAGCTGGTGACTACAAGTTCACACTACGCATTGAAATGCTTGATGGCGGTAACGGCTCAAGTGCTCCAGTTGTGTTAGAAACATGGGAACTTTATGGTTGCTATCTAGCAAGCACAAACTGGGACGATATCAAATACAGCGAACAAGGTGCTGCAACAATCACCATTAGCATTCAATTTGATAACGCAGTTCAAACAACTGGCGGATCATTAGGATCACCAACACCAGTTAGATTGACTCCTGGCGGCACAAACAGTATTGGTAGTTAATTAAGAAAGCCTAGGCAACTAGGCTTTTTTATTGACTGATCATTAAATGCTCAGTTTATTTTTTCGATAAATATTAGCATGGCCTTCACTCCAAATTCTGAATTAAAATCTAATACACCTATGGTGTTTAAAGATTGGCAACATGCAGCCGATCTGTTTAATGTTGACCAGTTTAGACTAGCTCCAAAAAGCAACTTCTTATTCCATGTGGCTTTTGGAATAAATCAAGGAGCATTACAAAATGCACAGTTAGTTCAACGCTATGGCCAAGAAATAAACATGTTGGTTAAGAATATCGACCTTCCAAGTTTTGGTATTCAAACAGAAGTTTTAAATCAGTATAACCGTAAAAAAGTAGTACAGTATCAAGCAAAGTATAACGAAATTGGTATCAAGTTCCATGACGATAATATGGGCTTGATTAATCAGCTGTGGCAAAATTACTTTACCTACTACTATGCAGATTCTAGAAGTGCTACTAAACCAGGAGCATTTGCTAGAAACGCTACTCAAGGATATAGTAGTGCCATGCCAACTCCTTACGGATTTGATAACGGAAGCACACAGCCATTTTTTAACTATATTAAAATTTATCAAATGGCACGTCATGAATATGTTTGCTATCAATTATACAATCCTATAGTGACCAGTTGGAACTATAACAAAGTAGATTATAGTAATACAGGTGTACACGACTTTGATATGAAAATTATCTACGAAGCTGTTAGTTTCAGCGCAGGCGCTGTCGAAGCTGGTATGCCAGAAGGATTTGGCCTAACACACTATGATAATAATCCAAGTTCTCTAACTGGTACTACTAGTGCAACCGCTGGCGGCCCAAGTTTTGTAAACTCCATAGATTCAAGTACTATAGCACCGGGCGTGTTACAAAATGCAATTAATACAGTTAATCAAAATCAAAATTCAAGCGGTGGCATAGGAGTAGGCAACTTGGTTGCAGGAGCAGGCTTATTAACGGCAGGTATTGGCTTATTCAACGCTGTCGGCGGGTTGAGTGGTATTGGCAGTGCTATTAGTGGTGCGGCTAGTGCTGTAGGCGGAGCAATTAGTGGTGTTGCAGATACTTTATTCCCAGGTTCTAATAAAAATGCTACTGATTCTAATAGTACTACAAATGACGCAAACACTACTCAATCATCAAGCGATAGTCCAGCACCAAGTAACGATCCTGAACAATCAAATCCAGGAAGTGCAAGTTCTGATGAAGCAGCTCCAGTAAATACTCAAGACGGTACAGGTACTCCAAGCAATCCGTCCGACGAAGAAAGCGGAACATAATATGATAAGAACTAACTTACCTCAACAACCACAAACTAACGTACAAAGTGTACGTACTTTCTTTGATAATTTTTTTACAAAGACAGTAAGTTTTCCAGCAGAGCAGATCGATGCTACAGTAGCTTTTTTTGCTAAAAGAGGATTTGATACTAATAGTGCAAACAGTATTGCTATTACATTATTAAATCAAGCTAGAAAAGAAAACGTCCCTGTTTTTTCTTTAATTGATAGTTTGAAAGGCTTGACTGATATTCAGTTAACACAAGTGTTAACACAGGTGTTAAATGCCAGTAGAGAAAAAACTAGTCTGCTAGGTTATAGGATTGCACCAGCTACAGATAGTTTTGAATCGCGCAATATACT